CAGAATACCAAATATCTTTCTTGGTTGACCCTTAACTTTTGTAGACCTTTCTGGTCTGGGCTTCTAGGTTCATTACCATTAGGTAAGTTATCTAAGGTAATTGAAGCTAGAGGTAAAGTTCGAGTTGTGGCTATACCTGGTTACCAGGTGCAGTCTCTTCTTAAACCTTTACATGATTCGCTCTTTGAGTTCTTAGAACTCTTGGAAACGGATCATACTCATAACCAAGAAGGTGGAGTTATTAGGTGTATGGATTCACGACAGTCTGTTATGAATTCATATGACTTATCTGCAGCGACGGATCGTTTTCCACGTTGGTTTGAAGCAGCAACGCTGTCTCACCTGTATACGGGAATCGTTCCGAATGCTCCTCTTATGGCGACGGCCTGGGAGGAACTGCTTGAGGGTTTGGTATTTTCCTTTAGGGCTACCCGTAAGGGTCGCCTTGAGGAAGTTACCTACGGTTCGGGACAACCAATGGGAACTTATTCCTCTTGGGCATCCTTTGCCGTAAGCCATCACGTTTGTGTTCTAATTGCAGCCCGTCGGGCAGGGTTCGAAGACTTTCGTGACTACGATCTCCTTGGGGACGATATAGTCCTTCGTGGTGATACTGACATGCATCAGCGTGTCTTTGATCATTACTTAGTTCTTATGCGTTCCCTTGGAGTAGGCATCCACCCGAAGAAAGGAATTTCTTCGAGAAATGGTTCTTTCGAATTCGCGAAGCGATTCGTTAGAGGCCAGGATGTCCTATCATCTCTAAAGTGGAAGGAGCTAGCGGCTACCACGTCGTGGAAGTCCGTGAACTCTCTCCTTTTAGGTATGACTCGTAGAGGCTTACCTCTTCCGCAGATTCGAGTCGCCCTTGAAGTAGGCTATCAGCTTATCTTTAAGGTTCCGTATGCCCGTGATCTCACCGATGTTCGGAGAGTCCCTCTGATCACTCAAAGAGCTTTGTTGGTTCCGTTGGTGCTGTTTCTCAGCCCGATTGGGCCGTACAAAGTTCCTTTGGTCGGTTGGTTATCCGGACGAGGTTCAAACCTCGTGGATTTCCATCCTAACCTTGGTCACTTTGTGAACAACGTTGGGAATGTCATTATGGGTTTTGACATACATTTCCCTATCGCACACGGCTTAAGCCAGGTGCGACGGGCATTGTTGGATCGGGTCCTTGAGGGTCAAGGCGTTGCCTTACCAACTCTGCGAACCTTATACAAGACCATGTTAATGATTCCTGTAAAAGGTTCCGAAACATTTGGAACTCTCAAATCTCTTTGGAAGTATCCAGATGCTAAGTCGATTACTAATTGTCTTCGGGTTATCAACCTGTCGAGTTTTAGTAGTCTAGCTGAGTTGACTATGGCAATAGGTGCTACATACAGGATGAACAAGGATAAGTTAGGGCAGTCTGCCTTAAACTTTAAATTGTCCTTCCCTAATGTAGTGTCTTACTATGACGGTCCTCGGGAACCAGGGTTATACCTTGGACTCCTCCGGACAATCGTAGTGAACTCACCAGGACATCTAGTTAACCTAGATATCCTCCGAGACCTTCTTGGAACCAAAACCCTTAAGAGTAACCCGGATGCCGACCCTGATCTTCCTTGGTACTTCGGTACCTCGGATATTAGGTCCGGCGATCATCTTGGTGTCGCACACCTCGAAGACCGGATTGCATCTGAGGTTGCTGCGGTAATGCCTGATAAGTACAGGCACCCGTCGCAACTGATGCAGGATGTTAAGGAGTCAATTACTGATTTCATGAAGATTTCAGTATCTGATATCCTTCCGTCTGCTCTTCCAGCACACATGGATTTACTCGAAACTCTTTCGACAATCCAGGGTGCGGCGGTCCTAAAAGCTTGGAAAGCTCTTAGGGCAGACCCTATCTGTACGACAGATAACATCTACTCCTTTCCTGAGAGGACCGATGTGTCTCGTGCGCCAGAATATCTCTTGGAATACACCAATGCGATACGTCTGTGCGCTACGAACCCTGACCAAGTACCTAGGCCTGGTGTTGTCAAGAGGATCTCTCGACAATTGACAGATGAAGGGTTTACACCTTTCGTCTATCAACCAAGAATGGGTTACGAGGCAGCGTTCGTACGTAAATCCGATCTATCCCGAGATACTATCATCAGGATGTATCGGATGAAGTTACAAGAGTCTGGTCTTCACCTTAAGTCTTTATTGACTGAAAGTGGGATCAGAGAATCGTAACTGGATCTACCTTTCCGGAGGTGTCACGGCCAGCCAAATAGCTGGTAGCGTACAGGCCGGACTGGGATTTGTATACCCAGCATCAGTAGTGTATGATAAGACACTGAAGTCTCAATCAGTCTCACTAAAGACGAAGAATCCTTATGACGAGAGATTAGCCCATTTTCCTTACGAGCTACGACTCCTGATTGTATCGAGGAGTTACTCTGTAAAAGGTGGCTTGTTGGGAGGGGCTATGGCGATGCTGTAGTTTTCTCAACCTCATCTTGATTCCTTTGTGCTGCCGTAGTGAGATGATCACACTGATTGAGTCTTTCGACTCCATACAGTGGTC